GGGCAGATTTTTGACAAAGGGGATGCAGGATATGACCAAAAACAAATGGAAAAAACTGATTTTGAAGCAGATGTCTGCACTTGGGGTGCAGAAGGACGCGTATGATTCCGCGGTGGAGACTTTGGCGGGAATCCTCGAGCAGCGGGACAAGACTTTCAGCGAGTTTCGAGCCTCCGGCGGGAAGTCTGTCATTGAGTACACGAATAAGGGCGGCTCGACAAACATGACGAAAAATCCGCTGCTTGTGCTTTGGGATGATCTGAACAAGAGTGCTTTGGCGTACTGGCGCGAGCTTGGAATGACACCCTCGAGCTATAAAAAAATGACGGGAGACGCGCCGCGTTTGGAAAAGCCGGGAGGACTGGCTGCGGCGCTTGCCAGCATTGAATCTGGTTAAAGGGAAAAACTGGACGGATGTCCTCGAGTACGCCGAAAGCATTCGGGATGGTCGAAAAGCGGCGTGCATGGAGTTGCGCCAAGCTGTGGATCGGTTCTTTTCGGGCCTAGACAATCCCGAGTACTGGATGGATAGCAAAGCACCTGAGTTCTGCATCCAGATCATTGAAAAAACGATCTGCCACCAGCAGGGGGAAAAGCTGGACGGCACGCCGCTGCGTGGGACGCCGTTCAAGCTTGAACCATTTCACAAGTTTATCGTTTATAATCTTGTGGGTTTCAAGCTGCGCGGGACGGATGTCGTTCGATTTCACGAAGCGCTGATTTTCATTCCCAGAAAGAACATTAAGACAAGTTTTGCCGCGGCGCTTTCTTGGGCGCTCTCACTGCTTTACCGGCGCAGCGGGTCAAAAACATATATTGCGTCGGCGGCGCTGATGCAGTCGTTGGAAAGCTTCAATTTTCTGGACTACAACATCCGCCGGATGGGTGAGGACGCAAAAAGCGGCGGGTCTGTCAAGATCATCGACAACAACAATGAGCACTCCATGGAGGCCACGCTTCCGGACGGCTCTTTTTTTATTCGCGCGCTGGCGGCAAACCCGGACGCGCAGGATTCCCTCAACTGCAACATTGCGATTTGCGACGAGATTCACGCTTTTAAAACGCCGAAGCAGTATAACCTTTTTAAAGAGGCCATGAAAGCCTACACCAATAAGCTGCTGATCGGCATCTCGACCGCGGGCGACAACGAACAGGCATTTCTTGGGCAACGGCTGAAATATTGCCGAAAGGTGCTGGATGGCACGGTGAAGGACGAGCAGTACTTTATATTTATGTGCTGCGCAAATCCGGACGAAAACGGGAATATCGACTACACGAACCCGGTCGTGCATGAAATGGCAAACCCGGCCTACGGCGTGAGCATTCGTCCGGATGAAATCCTGAACGACAGCCTGCAGGCGCAGAACGACCCGCAGCAGCGTAAGGACTTTTTTGCGAAAAGTCTGAACGTTTACACGAACGCGGTCAAGGCGTATTTTGACATCGAGGAGTTCCGGCGGAGCGACGCCAAGTACAGCTGGACGCTCGAGGAGTTAGCAAGGCTGCCGATCGACTGGTACGGCGGCGCGGACTTGTCAAAGCTCCACGACTTGACGGCTGCGGCACTTTTCGGACATTACAAGGGCGTGGACATCGTAATCACGCATGCGTTTTTTCCGATTGTCGCCGCGCATATCAAGTCGGAGCAGGACAACATCCCGCTTTTTGGTTGGCAGGACGACGGCTGGCTCACGATGTGCAATAGCCCAACCGTTAACCATGCGGATGTGGTCAACTGGTTCGTGGATATGCGGAAACGGGGGTTCAAAATCCGGCAGGTCGGGCACGACCGAAAGTTCTGCCGCGAGTATTTCATCGGCATGAAATCGGCGGGCTTTCAAATCGTCGACCAGCCACAGTATTTTTACAAAAAGTCGGAGGGCTTCCGGCATATCGAGCAGAGCGCAAAAAACGGCGCTCTTTTTTATTTGCACTCGGAAGCCTACGAGTATTGTGTGGAAAACGTGTCCGCCGTCGAAAAGACGGACGACATGATCCAATATGATAAGGTGCAGCCGGAACACCGCATCGATCTTTTTGATGCGTCGGTGTTTGCCTGCATCCGATACCTCGAAAGCCTCGAAAAAAACAGGGCGGCAAAGAAATGGTGGGGTGAAACTTGAGCAAGAAAAAAAGAAGCAGGCCTGCGCCGCGCGCCGAGCCGGTGCGCAGGAGCATCGCCTTTGCGGGCGCAGACCTGTGGGAATCTATAGAGTGCCGGGGCTACGTGAGCCTTGCGCAGAATCCCGAAATCTGCACGGCAGTGGACACGATCGCGCGGCTGATCGCGAGTATGACCATACATCTGATGGAAAACACGGAGACCGGTGACATCCGGGTCAAAAACGAGCTGAGCCGCAAGGTGGACATCAGTCCGAACAACAATATGACCCGCGCGGCGTTTATCCACTGGATTGTCAAAACGCTGATGCTCGAAGGAAACGGAAACGCGGTGGTGTGGCCGGAAACGCGGCGCGGCATTCTGCGCGACCTCAAGCCGGTGCCGCCAGCTTTTACGGCGTTTGTCCCGGAGGGTGTGTGGGATTATCGTGTGGTGATCGCCGGGCAGGAATACGACCCGGACGACGTGCTGCACTTTGTTTTAAATCCCGGAAGCTATTATCCGTGGAAAGGCGAGGGCTACCGCGTCGCGCTGACAGACGTCGCGAACAATCTCAAGCAGGCGGCCACCACGGAAAAAAGCTTTATGTCCAGCAACTGGAAACCGAGCATTATCGTCAAGGTGGATGCGCTCACGGACGAATTTGCAAGCGCGGAAGGGCGCAGCAAGCTCCTGCACGAGTATATCGACACAGCGCAGGCGGGCGAGCCATGGATGATCCCGTCCGAGCAGTTCAGCGTGGAGCAGGTTCGGCCTCTCACGCTTTCCGACCTTGCGCTCGCGGATTTCGTACAGCTCGATAAACGGACGGTGGCTGCCATTCTCGGCGTGCCGCCTTTTGTTTTGGGTATCGGGGATTTCCACCGTGACGCTTGGAACAACTTTATCAGCTCCACGATCATGCCGGTCGCGAAGAACATCGAGCAGGAAATGACCAAAAAGCTCCTGTACAATCCAGATTGGTTTTTCCGGTTTAACGCGAGAAGCCTTTACAACTATGACCTGCGCGACCTTGCAGCGGTGGCGAACGATCAGTATGTACGCGGGATTATGACCGGGAACGAGGTGCGCGACTGGATCGGACTTTCTCCGCTTTCCGGCCTCGACGACCTTGTGATCCTCGAAAACTACATCCCTCGCGGGATGATCGGAGATCAAAACAAACTGAACGGAGGTGACAACACATGATGTATAAACGCACGGCTATGGCGCGGAGCGAAGGTTTCTGCACCCGTGCCGAGGGCGGAAATCTCTATATCGAGGGGTATTTCGCCGTATTCGGGAGCCGGTACGAGCTCTGGGATGGCGCATATGAGACGATCGAGCCCGGAGCATTCGATGGGCAAACAAATGGAGATGTCCGGGCGCTCGTTAACCACGACACGACGCTTGTGCTCGGCCGTACAACGGCGGGTACGCTTTCGCTGCGCATAGATGAGCGGGGACTTTGGGGCAGCGTCACGATCAATCAACAGGATCAGGATGCTATGAACCTTTACGAGCGCGTGAAGCGTGGCGACGTGAATCAGTGCTCTTTCGGATTTGACATCATCGATCAAGATGTCGAATACAAGGACGGTGTGCCGACGGTGTGGCGGATCAAGGCTGTGAAGCTTTACGAGGTTTCCGTCGTAACGTTCCCGGCTTACGAAGATACCTCGGTAGAGGCGCGCCGGAAAGATTTTGAGCAGGCAGAAAAACGCAGAAAAGAGGAATGGCAGGCAAGGATGAAAAGCCGCCTGAAAGGAGAAGACAATGGCACTTAAGACAATCATGCTGCGCCGCAGCATTGAAAAGAAGCAGGCCGAGTTGGAAACGCTCCGACAGAAGGACGCGGAGTTTTCCACGCGTGAGGCTGAGCTTGAGACAGCTATTAACGAAGCAGAAACGGCGGAGCAGGAGCAGGCCGTCACCGAAGAGGTAGAGGCTTTCGACGCGGACAAGACTGCGCACGAGGCAAAAAAGGCTGCGTTGGCAGGAGAGATCGAGGGCCTTGAAGCGGAGCTTTCCGAGGCCGAGGCAGCTGCTCCGACCAGAAGCAAAGAAAACCATCTCACAAAAGAAAGGACGGAAAGAAAAATGGAAACAAATATCAACATCCGCGCGCTGCCCATGAGCCGACGCGCGTTTGACGCGCTGCCGATAGAGCAGCGCAACGAAATTGTCGCCCGCGAGGACGTACGCGAATTTTTTACGCAGCTGCGCAGCATGAAGGGCCAGCAGCGCGGCGTATCCGGCGCGGAGCTCACGATTCCGGTCGTTTTCCTCGACATGATCGCGGAGAATATGTACCGGTACTCTAAGCTGCTGAACCGTGTACGTATCCGCAACGTCAACGGCGAGGCGCGCCAGACCATTGCCGGTACGGTGCCGGAAGCGGTGTGGACGGAGATGTGCGGCGCAATCAACGAACTGACCTTTGTCTTTAACCAGGTCACGCTTGACGGCTTTAAAGTCTCCGGCTATGTGCCGGTGTGCAACTCGATCCTCGAGGACAATGACATCAACCTTGCGAGCTGGATCGTGGAGATGCTCTCCGAGAGCATCGGCCTCGCGCTGGATAAGGCAATCCTATACGGCAAGGGCGCGGCAAGCAAGATGCCGCTCGGCATCGTGACCCGCCTCGCGCAGACCTCGAAGCCCTCCGATTATCCGGCAAATGCGCCGGAGTGGGTCGATCTCCACACCAGCAACATTCTCAAGGTGGACAGCACGGCCGAACCGATTACTTTCTGGTCCGCACTGGCTGTCGCAGCCGGAAACACATTCACGCGCTACAGCCGCGGCCGCCAGTTTTGGGCGATGAACAGCAAAACTTACGCCAAGCTTCGCGCGAAGCTGATTGCGTTTAATTACGAGGGCGGCCTTGTCGCGCAGTTCCCGGGCACGATGCCGGTCGTCGATGGCGACATCGATGTGCTCGAGTTTATCCCGGACGGCGACATCATCGGCGGCTACGGTGATCTGTACCTGCTCGCGCTGCGCGCCGGTATGACGATCGAATCCAGCCGTGAGGTGCAGTTTATTCAGGACAACACCGTTTTCAAGGGTAAGGAGCGCGCGGACGGTATGCCGGTCATCCCGGGCGCATTTGTTGCGATCAACATCAACAACGCGGCGGTCACAACCGTGATGGACTTTGCCGCAGATACCGCAAACGACGCGCAGCTTACCGCGCTGGCGGTTGGCACAGAGACGCTGTCACCCGTGTTTGCGACGGGCACATACAGCTATACGCTCGCACCCACCGGAACGAGCGCAAAGATCGAGGCAACCAGCAGCCAGCCGGGCGCGAAGGTGGCGATCAGCTATAACGGCCAGAGCGTGCGCAATGGCGGCACAGTGACATGGCTGACGGACGGCGCAGCGCATCCGCTTACGGTCACGGTTACGCAGGGCAACGCAGTGCGCGTCTATACGGTCTCGGTAACAAAGTAAAAAACAAGGAGGTAAGCGACGTTGACGTTGACGGATGAAGACATTCTGGAGATTTTAAAGGTTGACCTGCAGGTTTCGAGCTCTGCACTCGACCTGTATCTGCTTGTACTCATCGCATCGGCCAGAGCCTACATCGCGCAGGAGGGCATCACGCTGACGGATACGGTGCAGGATGCGATGCTCGTCGAAATGTATGCCGCTTACCTGTACCGCCGCCGACGCGAGGAAAACGTGCAGATGCCGCGCATGCTGCGGTGGGCGCTAAACAACCGGCTTTTCAGCCAGAAGGGGGAGGCAGATGGATGATCTTATTTTGCTAATCTCTGAAAGCTATCGAAAAGACGCGATCGGAAACGTCACGGTGACGGAGACAGCAACGTCGGTATGGGCGCACCTGCAGTCGGTTACGAGGGCAGAGTGGGCAGACGCCGGACAGAACGGCCTGCAGCCGCAGCTCGTCGCCGTGACGCCGATCGTTAATTACAGCGGCGAGCAGATCGTACAGATTGGCTCGGGTGAAAATGCGCGTCGGTATGCCGTGTACCGCACCTACTTAGACCCGGACAACGACAGCATTGAGCTGTATCTCGAGCGAAAGGCGGGTGTGGCGCGTGGCGCGGAAAATCCCGTTACAGGAGCTTGAGATTGAGATTGTGAAAGAGCTCAAGGATTACAGCGACGAGGTCGCCGAAGGTATAAAAAAAGCGGTGAAAGACGTGGCAAAAGAAACGGTCCGCACGTTAAAAACGACATCTCCGCGGGATACCGGCGAGTATGCGCGCGGCTGGACGTCCAAGGTGGAATTTGAGAGCTCGGAGGACATCCGGGTGCGCATATCCAACCGCACAAAGCCGCAGCTCACGCATCTGCTCGAAAACGGGCATGCGAAGGTAAACGGTGGCCGCGTGGACGGCAGGCCGCATATCCGCCCGGCCGAGCAGGCTGCTGCAGATAAGCTCGTGGGCGCCGTGAAGGTGGTGATTAAAAAATGACGCTGGAGAATCTATATCAGCTTTTGAAAAGCACAGGTCTGCCCGTAGTATACAGGGCATGGCCGATTGACGGAGCGCCTGAGCTGCCGTACATCTGCTATCTCGCCGCCTACAGCAACAACTTTTCGGCGGACGGCGTCGTATACCAGCCGATCGATCATGTGCAGATCGAGCTTTACACAAAAGATAAAAATCCAGGAGCAGAGGACAGGGTGGAAAACGCCCTGTCCTCGATTTTTTGGGAAAAATCGGAAACTTATATCGATACAGAAAAATGTTATCAAATTTTATACGAAGTTGAGGTGTAACAATGGCGACAAACGAAAACAAGGTGCAGTTTAACATTAAAAACGTGCACTATGCGGTGATGACCGCAGACGGCGAAACGCCGACGTGGGAAAATCCGGTCCCTGTGCCGGGCGCCGTGAATCTGTCGCTCGAGGCGAGCGGCGAGATCACGCCGTTTTACGCGGACGGCGTTGTGTACTACAAATCCAGTTCCAACAACGGGTACGAGGGCGACCTCGAAATGGCGCGATTTATCGACAAGATGCTGCAGGATGTCTGGGGATACGTGCTCAATGCCACCGACAAGACGATCATCGAAAATGTAGGTGTTGAGCCGAAGAGCTTCGCGCTTCTTTTCCAGATCGACGGCGACGCCGACAACGATTTGTATTGCATGTACAACTGCACGGGCACGCGCCCGGGCATTGTCGGCGCGACGAGTACGGACACCAAGGAGCCGCAGACGCAGACCAGCACAATTTCCGCGACGTCGCTCGAAAACGGCAACGTCTTTGCACGCACGACCAGTGAGACGCCGGAGGGCGTTAGAACGGCGTGGTTTACGAAGGTCTATACGCCTACCGCCGGTTGAGAAAGGTAAAACATATGGAGAAAAGAATTCAGATTGACGGAAAGGAGGTGGGGTTTAGGGCTTCGGCCCTGACCCCGCGCCTTTACCGACATAAAATCGGCCGGGACATGATTCAGGACCTGAACAAGCTTCAGAAGGCGTATACCAAAGCGCTGCAGGGCATCCATGCCAAAAAACCGGCAGAAGATGCGCCCGCCGAAGAGCGCGAGGCGTATGAAGCGCTAGTGCACGAATCGCAGCTTGATGTGACCGATCTCGAAATTTTTGAAAACGCCGCCTACATCATGGCGCGGCAGTATGACGCCAACATTCCGGACACGCCGGAGGGGTGGCTCGACGGCTTCGAGACGTTTTCGATCTACGAGGTGCTTCCGGCGATCCTCGAGCTTTGGGCGATCAACGCGCAGACGACAGCAAAGTCTAAAAAAAAATAAGACAGACTGTGCGCGAAGCAACCGGCGCGACCTTTATGCTCCGCTGCGCGGAGTTGGGACTGAGCCGCGAGGACCTCGACGATATGACGGTGGGCATGGTCTACGATATGCTGATCGAGCAAACGAACGACCAAGAAAAGTATCCGTATAAAGCAACGCAGGCGGATATTAACCGCTTTTTTCCGAAAGGGTGAAGTAGATGGCGGATCGAATCAAAGGCATAACAATCGAAATCGGCGGCGATACGACCGCACTGTCTAAAGCGCTTTCGGGCGTAAACAAAGAGATCAACTCGACGCAAAAGCAGCTACGCGACGTCGAACGGCTGCTGAAGCTGGACCCGGGCAACGTCACGCTGCTCGAGCAGAAGCAGCGGCTTTTGGCGGAGAGCGTGGAACAGACAAAGCAAAAGCTGGACTCGTTGAAAAATGCCGAAAAGCAGGTGCAGCAGCAGTTTGCGCAGGGAAAAGTCTCGCAGGCGCAGTACGATGCACTGCAGCGCGAAATCGTCGCGACGGAAGCGGATTTGCGGAAAGCCGAAAAGGCGGCGTCCAGCTTGCAGGATGAAATCGCGCAATCAAAGGGCGAATCCGCTTTAAAACAACTTGGCGACGCGGCGTCCGAGACAGCCTCAAAGGTCAAGAAGATCGACGAGAAGCCGATCGAGGACGTAGAAGATGCGGCCAAGGACGCAGACGACGCGCTCGAAGAAGCGGGAGACAGTGCGTCCAGCTTCGCGGATCACCTCAAAGCCGATGTACTTGTCGAGGGAATCAAAGAAATCGTTTCCGGAATTAAGGATCTGAACGAGGAAACCAAAGAGTACCGCAAGATCATGGGCACGCTGGAAACCTCCAGCGAGGCGGCGGGATACTCCGCGGAGGAGACAAGCGAGGCTTTTTCGCAGCTTTACCGGGCGCTTGGGGACGATCAGTCCGCTGCCACAACAACAGCAAACTTGCAGGCGATCGGTGCGTCGCAAAAGGATATAAACAGTCTGATTTCGAGTGCCGTCGGCGCTTGGGCAAAATACGGGGACAGCATCCCGATCGACGGTCTTGCGGAATCGATCAACGAAACAATCCGCGCCGGACAGGTGACGGGCACATTTGCGGACGTCCTGAACTGGGGCAGCAAAGAGGGCGAGACCTTCGGCGTGATGCTCAAGGAAAACACCGAGGAAAACGAGGAGTGGAACAAGGCGGTGCAAGAAGCTTCCAGCGCCGAAGATTTTTTTAATCTTGCCTTGCAGGACGCCGAAACGCAGGCCGACAGGACAAACCTCGTCTTACAGGCTATGGCCGATCAGGGCCTCAGTGATGTCGGCGATGCATGGTACAGCAACAACAAGGACATCGTAGACGCCAACAACGCGCAGCTCGAATTTACGAAAAAGGCAGCCGAGCTTTCGGAGCGTGTGCAGCCTGTACTTACAGCTGTGCAGGAGGGCATAAACGGCATTATGCAAGCGATTTTGGATGCAACGGCAGGAATCGACATGGATACCATCGTCGGATACGTCCAAAGCTTTTTTGATGCGATTTCGAACGTCGTATCCTTTTTAATTGAAAACAAAGAAATCGTAATCGGTGTAATCGGAGCGATCGGTCTCGCGCTGACTGCGCTGAAAATCGTCGAGTTTGTGCAAAGCGTGATCAGTGGTATTTCAGCAATTTCCAGTGCGCTGTCATTCCTTGCAGCAAACCCAATCGTGCTTGTGATCGCGGCCATCGCCGCACTGATTGCAGTGCTGGTGCTGATCGTCACAAAGGGCGAAGAGATCAAGGCGTGGCTGGCCGGTTTTAACGAGTGGCTGCAGGGCGTTTTTGCTACGGACTGGACGGAGATTTTTGGCCCCGTCTTAGGCAATGTGCTAAATGGATTCTTTTCGCTGCTGAAAGGCATCTGGGACGGCGTTTATCAGGTCCTTAACGGTGTAATCGATTTTATTCAAGGGATTTTCACCGGCAACTGGGAACAGGCATGGAACGGTGTGCAGGAGATCGTCTCGGGCGTGTGGAGCTACATCACCGGGCTGATCACAGGCGCGTGCGACCTGATTGAAGGCATCCTTTTGGGGCTGGATAGCTGGCTGCAAGGCGTCTTTAAAACGGACTGGACGGAAATCTTCGGCCCGGGACTGGGAGACATTATCAACGCTTTTATGAGAAATGTTGAAAACACGTGGAACGCGATTAAGCAGATTTTTCAAGGTGTTATCGACTTTGTGAAAGGCGTCTTCACGGGCAACTGGAAGCAGGCATGGCAGGGCGTCGTCAACATCTTCGGCGGCTTGTTTAACAGCCTCATAAACATGGTAAAGGCGCCGTTAAACGGCATCATCGGGCTTTTAAACGGCGCGGTCGGTGCGATTAACAGTTTGATCGGAGGGTTAAACTCGATCAGCTTTACAATGCCAAAATGGCTCGGCGGCGGACATTTCGGCCTCAGCATCCCGTATATCCCGAGTATACCGTATCTGGCAAAGGGCGGTATCCTCTCGCAGGGCTCCGCAATCGTCGGCGAAGCCGGGCCGGAGCTGCTCACAATGATGGGCAACCGCGCCATGGTGCAGCCACTCACCAGCAACACAACCAACCAGACCGACCTCGGCGGCGTCAATATCACGGTATACGGCGCGCCGGGGCAGGACGTGCGGGCGCTGGCGGACATCATTATGGACGAAATGCAGAATGCGACAGAAAGAAAGGCGGCGGTTTTCGGTGCATAAATTTTGGTTTGCCGGGCATTGCTGCCGCGAGTACGGCATTTATGTGAGCGGCGAAAACACCTTCAACGGCCCTGAAAGGGGCTATGAGCTCGTGTCCATCCCCGGGCGGTCCGGCGATCTGATCCGAGATAACAAGCGATATAAAAACATCACGGTTTCTTATCCCGCTTTTATCCACCGCGATTTCCTACGGAATACCGATGCGGCGCGCGCATGGCTTCTCGGCTCGCCGATGAAGTACCAGCAGCTGGAGGACGACTACCACCCGGACGAATATCGTATGGCGATTTTTACCGGACCGCTGGATTTTGACACGCGGTTTTTGAACCGGTCGGGCGAGATGACGCTAAATTTTAATTGCAAACCGCACCGGTATATCAAGGCGGGCACGTGGGTGCAGGCGCTCGAAAATGGGCAAATCCTGCTGAACAACTGGGACGAATCGCTTCCACTGATCCAGATCACGGGCAGCGGAAGCGGCGTGCTGACGGTCGGCGGCATCACCGTGACAATCGACAGCATGGACGGCAGCTTGACGCTGGACGCCGAAACGCAAAATGCCTACAGCGGCCTTGAAAACAAAAACGGCACGATCCGCATCTCCGGCGGCGAGTTTCCGACCCTGCCCGCCGGTGAAACGCGGATTACTTGGAGCGGCGGCGTCACTGCGGTGAGAATCACGCCGAGATGGAGGGCACTATGAAACCGATTCTTTTTCCGTCCACCGCGACGGAGTTTAAAACGCAGGGACTTGGCGTCCTGACGGATGCGATCAGCTGCACGGTCACCGAGGAGCGCAACGGCGCTTTCGAGCTGACGATGCAGTACCCGGACACCGGCGTGCATTTTGACGAGATCACGGACCGCTGCATCATCTATGCAATCCCAAGCCCATACCGGGCGCCGCAGCCTTTCCGCATTTACCGGATCACGCGGCCGATGAACGGCGTCATCATGGTGTACGCGCAGCATATCACCTACGACCTTTCCGGCGTGCCGCTCAACCCTTTTACAGCGATTAATGCGCCGGATGCGCTTTCAAAGCTCAGCCTCAACGCGGCGGTGAATAGTCCCTTCGTTTTTTGGACGGACAAGTCAACCGTCGCATCTTTTAGTGTCTCTACACCGTCGTCGACGCGCTCGGTTCTCGGCGGTTCATCCGGCTCAATCCTCGACGTGTACGGCGGTGAGTATGAGTGGGACAGCTTTACCGTCCGCTTGTACGGCCATCGCGGCTACGACAACGGCGTCGTGATCAGCTACGGCAAAAACCTGACGGACATCGAGCAGGACCGCAACATCTCCAACGTGGCGACCGGCATTTATCCGTATTGGACAAACGCCGAGGGGACGCTCGTGACCTGCGATCCTAAGATTGTCAACGCGCCGGGCACATACGACTTTACGCGCGTCGTGCCGGTGGATTTTTCCAACGATTTTGAGACGCAGCCGACGCCGGCGCAGCTCAGGGCGCGTGCGGAAAAGTATGTCGAGGACAACAAAATCGGCATCCCAAAAACGAGCATCACGGCGAGCTTTGTTCAGCTCGAGCAGTTTCCGGAGTACGAGGATCTTGCGCTGCTTGAAAAGTGCGACCTGTGCGACACGGTGACGATCCGCTACCCGCGGCTTGGCGTGGAAGCGAAAGCCGAAATCGTCAAGATCGAGACGGACGTGTTGCTTGAGCGGTATAAATCCGTCGAGATCGGCGACGTGCGCACCAACATCGCGGACACCATCGTCGGGCAGCAACAGGAAATCAAGCAAAAACCGAGCGAGACTTACTTGCGCGAGGCAGTGCTTGCGCTTACGGAGACCATCCTCGGCGCATCCGGCGGCGCGGTGCGCTTGTTGGATACCAACAACGACGGCATGCCGGACACGCTGTACATAGCGGATGATCCGGACCCGACCAAGGCGCGCAATGTGTGGCGCTTTAACCATGAGGGCTGGGGTGCGAGCGATAGCGGATATAACGGGCCGTTTTCCTATGGAGCCACGTTGAAAAACGGTATGGTCGCCGATTTTATCACAGCGGGCACGCTCAACGCTGATCTCGTCAACATCGTCAACTTGATCGCCGACCATGTGGTGAGCCGAAACGCTGGGTTTGAGATGGACCTGTGGGCGGCGGTGCTGAGGCTGATGGAAAACGACAACCTACGCGTGCGCATCTACTCGACAGCCCAAAGCGCCGGAGGCATTGTGCAGGTCTTTTCCGGCACCGTGACAAATGAGGGAGGCCTAGGCGAGGACGGCTCTTACTCGTACCTCGGACCGATCGGCGCGGGCGTGGGCGAAAAAAGTGACGGAAGCTATACCGGGACGATTAAAACTGGGACGCTGGTCGTCTACAACAGGGTAAAAACCGAAAGCGGAAACTCAATCCTGTCCGTAGTAAACGGGCAGCGCATCGGGCACTTTGACCGGCTCGCCATCGGCGATAACGCGGATTTTAGCGTGTCGTGGGTATGGGACCCGCAGCTCGGTCGATACGTGCTCTGCAGCAATAGCTAGTAGGGGAGGACGATAAAAAATGCCAATTGAAACAACGGCGGCGCTGCGCGTCGACATGCTCGACCCGGGCGCGCCGCAAATCATACACGCGGTACAGGACGACAGCAACAGCCGCAAAATTGCTTTTAACATCTACGCGGGCGGCGCGCAGTGGGCTGTGCCCGACGGTACGCTTGTGACCGTCCGCTACAAAAAACCGGACGGCACCGCAGGCTTTTACGACACGCTGCCCGACGGCAGCACGCCGGCCGCGACGATCGACGGCAACGTCGTGACCGTGGCCCTTGTGCCGCAGGCTTTTACGGTGCGCGGAAATGTGCCGGTACAAATCAAGCTGTACGATAGTGCAGGCACCAGCATCGCGACGTTTGCGGTCGTGATGCACGTCTCGGCCAACGTCGTCTCAGACGCGGAGATCGTCTCGTCGGATTACTACAGCGTCCTGACCAAGCAGATTGCCGATGTACTCGCGGCGGCGGAGGGGATCGATGGCAACGTCACCGCCGCGCAGGAGGCGGCACGGCAGGCGGCATCTTCGGCCAGCGCAGCGTCAGGCTCCGCGACGGCGGCCGCCAGCTCGGCGAGTACAGCCTCCACTGCGGCCGGGCAGGCGCAGACAGCGGCCACCAATGCGGGCACGTCCGAAACCAACGCCAGCAGCGACGCGGCTGCGGCCGAAAACGCGAAAACGGCAGCGCAGACCGCGGCAACGAACGCGGAAAACGCGGCGGCGCCTGTGCTTGCCATACTGTCCAGCGGGGCTGGCGCGCATAACTCCATCTACCGCGGCAAAAACCTCGGTACGAGCGTGACCGCCGCACAATGGGCGGCTATTGCGGATGGTAGTTTTACCGACCTGTATATCGGTGATTACTGGGTAATTGATAGCGTCAACTGGCGTATTGCGGCGTTTGATTACTACCTTAACAGTGGTGATACAAGCTGTACTACTCACCATGTAGTTATCGTGCCGGACACTCGCCTGTACAACGCACAAATGCACAACACCAGCTCCGGCGGCTACGAAGATGGTGCGGCAAATACTACGGCTGGCGGTTATGTTGGCTCGGATATGTACAAGAGCAATCTACAACAGGCTAAGACTACTATCAAGACAGCGTTTGGTTCCGCCCATGTGCTTGTCAAAAGAGAGCATCTGACCAATGCTGTGACCGGAAACGCCCCTTCGGGTTGGGGATGGTTCGACTCTGATGTTGAGCTAATGAACGAAGTGCAGGTTTATGGTTCTGTAGCGTGGGGCGCACATGATGGTAACGGTTACAACGTAGCTTTGGGTGACAGTCAGTTCCCGCTCTTCGCGTTTGACCGTACTAAGTTACATAATCAAGAGGACTACTGGCTGAGAGATGTATCTTCCGACGTTGACTACGCTTATGTGAGCAACGGCGGGTTTGCAAACTCTAACGGCGCTTCTTTTTCTTTTGGCGTTCGCCCGGCGTTTGCAATCATCGGCTAAGGGGGGTAAGGGACGGTATTTCTCTTGGATCGATGCGCCGGAAACGCGGACAATCCCCGTACCGCCGGTGTGGCTGGATAAACTTTAAATTTTGAGGAGCAAAAAATGACGGAAGCAATTACAGTGGCATTGATTACGGGCGGATTATCGCTGAGCGGCGTGATCATAGCAAGTATCGCTGGAAACCGGCGAACAGAGCAAAAAATCCAAGTCGCGCAGGCGGTAACGGACACCAAAATCGAAGAGCTCACGCGGGAGGTGCGCAAGCACAACGGCTTTGCCGAAAAAATACCCGTCATACAGGAGCAGATCAAGGTCATCAACCACCGCATCGCGGACCTCGAAGACGAAAGGAAGGATCACCCATGAAAACAAAGTGGAAAAATTGGCTCAAGGCCGCGGGCGTCCGCGCCGTGAAAACAATCGCACAGACCGCTGTCGCGACGATCGGCACCTCTGCGGTGCTCGGCGAGGTGGACTGGATCGTGGTAGCCAGCGCGTCGGTGCTCGCCGGCGTGCTCTCGCTCCTCACAAGCGTTGCCGGCCTGCCGGAGTTGCCCGACACGGACGGAGACGGTTTTCCGGACCAGTAAAGGACAACCCAAAAAGAGGTGATATAAATTGATTATGCACGAGATCACATTGGACGGATACGCTGCGCAGTGTGCCGAACAGCCGATCCGCCTCGGCACGGCGGGCAGCTACGGCGTGGAGACATTGAGCGTGATGCGCAAGGGCGAATGGGTAGATTACGATATTATCGTCGCTTTCCACCCGCCAAAAGGAAAATCCGTGCAAATACGCCTTGAATCGGATAATGCCGTGTCTGTCCCTGCGGAGGCCACTGCGGTTGCAGGCACGGGCGAGCTCACGTTTGCAGGATATACGGACGGCGTGCGGCAGATCTCCGTGAGCCAAATCTATCGTGTGGCAGTAAGCGCGGGCACGGAGGGGATCGCTCCAGCAAAACCCACGCCGGACGTGGTACAGCAGATTTTGTCGGCAGCGAATGAAGCGGATAGCAAAGCTGAACAAGCTCAAAAAGTTGCTCAAAGCGTCCGTGATGACGCTGATGCAGGTAAATTTAACGGTGTGCAAGGCCCTAAAGGTGACGCTGGACCCATCGGCCCGGTCGGCCCGCAAGGCCCAACGGGTGCAACTGGCCCGCAGGGGCCTAAAGGTGACACCGGCCCTGCCGTAGCACTGGACACCACCCTCACCCACGAGAGCGAAGCCGCTGACGCAAAAGCCACAGGTGACGCTATCAGCGCAGTCAAGGTGCAGCTTGACGAAATACCTAAAATTGACGACACAGCCATCACCACCACAAGCCCATGGAGCAGCAAGCAGATCGTGGACACCTTATGTCCTCCAATCGAGGAAACCGAAAACCCCGTTGTGTGCTATCCTGTGGCAGGCTATCCGTTGGATGTGACTGTCAGCTGGGGGCCTACGCAGGAGGGGAGCGGAATACCAAGCCCCGAAAACATTCGTCCCATCAAGGGCAGGGACGGCGTGATGGCCGAACGGTGCGGGGAGAATGTTATTGAGTTTTTAAGCACAAATGATTCCTCTGCAGGCATTAAAATAACAGTAGACGCAGAAAAAAATATTACGTTAAACGGTACACTTGTTGGAAAAGGCAATATCGAGATTGGAACGTGTCGGCTGCATTGGGTTGCGGGAAAAACCTACACCATGTACGTCAAAAAGGTGGGCGGAAGTGCCTCTCTGGGAAGCGGTGACGGCATTACTTTTGCCTATTCGCTGTTCACAACGGATTTGGTGTATTACTTCCGCGGTGATACAATGAGCACAAACCTTGATGAGTATATTGCAAGCAATGCTGCGCTGATAGAAACCGAGCTTATTTTTATGCTGCAATGCTGGCGAGATGGCACAGTATTCAACGATTATCAAATCCAAATTGGAGCTGTTGAAGGCACCACCGCCCCCACCACCTACAAACCGTACATCGGGCAGACCAACACCCTGACCCTGCCTGAAACCGTGTATGGCGGTGAGGTGGACGCGGTGACGGGAGACGGAAAACGAACGTGGGGAATTATCGATAATTACGCTGGAGAGACAATTCCGAGCGAATGGATTAGTGACAGAGACGTCTATAGCGCGGATAAAAATCCGACGGTTGGAGCGCAGGTCGCATACAGACTTGCAGAGCCTGTGCCCTTCACCGCGGCAGGCGCACAGCCCATCCCCGCGCTTGCAGGTGCGAACACCGTGCTGACCGATGCCGACAGCGTAAGTGTATCCGGCCGTGCCGACCTAATTCACATCATAAAAAAAATACAAGAAAAATGAAGATGAAATCAACTAAGAGAGGAGGACGCAGAATGGAAAACGTGAAGGAAACGAAGGAAAACGAGCTGAACGAAGAAGCTTTGAAAGAACTCTCAAACAACAAAGGAGATGAGGACTAAATGGCATACACAAACAGCGCACTTGTAAATCACACTCGTATCTCGCCCAACAGAAACAGCCCCAGAAAGCACGCGATTGATACAATCACGATCCATTGCGTGGTGGGACAGGTGAGCGTGGAGACGCTCGGAAACATCTTTGCCAATCCTAATCGTGAGGCCTCCTCCAATTACGGCATCGGCTACGATGGGCGTGTAGGTATGTACGTGGAGGAGCGCGACCGCTCTTGGTGCAGCTCGTCTCCCGATAACGATCACCGCGCCGTAACGATTGAGGTGGCATCCGATATGTCGGAGCCTTACGCCGTGACGGGCAAAGCGTACGCGGCGCTTATCAACCTCGTCGCGGACATTTGCAAACGCAACGGCATCAAAAAACTCGTATGGAGCACGGACAAAAACACCCGCGTGTACCATCTCAACGGCGCGAACATGACGGTACACCGCGATTTTGATAATAAATCTTGTCCGGGCACGTACCTCTATAATCATCACGCCGATATTGCCGCCAAGGTCAACGCAAAGCTTGGTGCGGCGAGCACACCGGCAAAGCCTACACCCAAGCCGAGTGCGCCGGAGCCAACCTGCACGGGCGATCTGACGTATTCCGCATACGCGGGGAGCCATTGGCTCCCGCAGGTAAAAAACTGCGGGGACTATGCGGGAAACTTTGGACAGGCGATGGAAGGGCTTAAAATCAATGCCAAAAACTGCGATATTTATTATCGCGTTCATCTCCGGGGCGGCGGTTGGCTCCCGGAGATCAAAAACAGCGGCGCAGGTGCAGACGGCTACGCGGGCATTTACGGCGAGCAGATCGACGGCGTACAGATACGCACGCCCGTCGGCTTTGTAGACTGCCGCGTACATATCAAGGGCGGCGGCTGGCTTGATTGGGTGCGCTTTGGAAGCAAGTACAATTCCGGCGCAAACGGCTACGCGGGCATTTACGGCTCGGCCATTGATGCAATCCAGATGGAGTAAGATGTTAAAAAGCCGCTAAATTATCACATTGATTTGCAAACTGTTTGCTAAAATGGCAAAACAGGCATTTTTTAACAGTTTGCAAATCAAAGCAAAAGGCGCAGGACTGCCGGAATCTCCGAGCAGGCTCTGCGCCTTTTTTTATTTTCAAAAAACCGCGCCCCGGATGGTAAAAGAAAAAGGCTTGGAGCATCATGCTTACAAGCCTTTTTCTTTTGCAATAAAGCAACAACAATTATTTCTACCCAACATCGCCGCCCGTGTGAGACGGCGCGACACACCGATAAAACCTATCGGATGACTTTAGTATATCATACAT